TAGGCCAGCAGAAATTAATTTACTCTTGGGAGATTCAACCAAAGCTCGCAAAGAATTAGGTTGGGAGCCCAAAACAAACTTCTTGCAGCTCGTCAAGAAAATGGTTGACAAGGATGTTGCATCGATTATTACTTGGTAGTGGCAAAGTCCAAAGGCCCCAACAAGCGCAACATTATCTTCCGTCTTATAGAAGTTCCCGATAAGGGGAGGCGACCGTTTTTCGCTAGGGAGATGAAGCTACTGAACGATCTTTGTGATCGCTATTCCCTAGAGTTTATGGATATCGTAAACTTCGGTAAAAAGTTTGACTCCCTTGCTTATCTTGTCAGTCCGAAGCTGAAGGATGCGCTGGATGAAAAGTTCAGAGCCTTCAATTTTAAAGTTGATTTATCCAAGTATGAGACCTATGATATAGGCGAGAAAACGGGTGAAGACGCAATCATTTCCCCTTCTCAGAAAACAATAAAAGATTTTTTAGATGAGCATTGACCCAGAAGAACTCCTTAGCAATTTCTTAAAAGCCCACAAGGGCGATCATTTTAATGACGAAAAGAACGTAGATTACAAAATCTCCAGTGGGTCGCTTCAATTTGACATGCTTTTGGAGGGAGGCTTCGGACCTGGGCTGCATCGTTTTACAGGCGTAAACGAAGGCGGCAAAACATCTGAATCCCTAGAAGTAATGAAAAACTTTTTGGGGTCACTCCCAAATTCGCGGGGGCTGTATGTCAAGGCAGAAGGTCGGCTAGGCCCAGAAGTTCAAAAGCGTTCTGGCGTTAAGTTCGTGTTTTCTCCTGAAGAGTGGGCAGATGGCACCTGCTTTGTTTTTGAAAGTAATATTTACGAAACAACAATGGGGTTAATTCGGCAGCTCATTACCAATAATGAAGAGGACACCAAATATTGTTTTGTTTTAGATTCAGTAGATGGTTTGATCCGCAAAGCAGATCTAGATAAGGATTTTGAAGAAAGCACTAAGGTGGCTGGGGGTGCCGTTATCGCTTCTAACTTTTGCAAAAAAACAAGCATCGCCCTAGGCAAGCGCGGACACATGGCTATTTTTATTAGTCAAGTTCGTGCTGATATTAAACTCGACCCTTACTCCAAGGCTCCCATTCGCCAAAATACCGCGACAGGAGGAAATGCCTTATTGCATTATGCAAATACCATTATGGAGTTCGAGCCTCGCTTTAGGGGGGATTTAATTTTACAAAATCCCTCCCTTAAAACGATGGATGCAAAGAAGAATCCGATCATCGGACATTTTGCAAAAGTAACTATTAAGAAATCCGCTCATGAAAACACTAATACAGTGCTTTCTTATCCTATTCGTTATGGTCGCGCAGGAGGCACCTCTATATGGGTGGAGAAGGAAATCATAGAGCTTCTCTATGCGTGGGAATTGATAGAAAAGAAGGGCGCGTGGATAAAGCCTAGTGAAGACTTTAAAGAGCTGCTTGATAATAAGGGTTTTGAATTTCCCGACAAAGTTCAAGGCGATAATAATCTCTTTAAAACTATCGAAGGTGATAAGGATCTGTGTTTATTTTTAATAGATTATTTTAAGAAACAGATAAGCGGATGAAGTTTATTGATTTATACGGCAAACAACGCAATCTGAAAAACGCGAAGAAGTATTTAATTAATTGGGAGAAGCCCAGTCGGAGCAAGTTCCAAACTGAAGTCAAGAAATTTCTACGACGATATTGGAAGAATGATATTGTATTTGAAGAGTTCAGGGTTGTTGGTACTCGTCTTACCTTAGACTTTTATAATGCTAACAAAAAGATAGCAGTTGAAGTTCAAGGGGCACAACACACTAAATATGTTAAGTTCTTTCACAAGAATCGCTTCAAGTATAGAGAGCAGCTCAAAAGAGATGAAAAGAAGCTTGACTTCTGTAATGCTAATGATATAAAGCTAGCAGAGGTCTATCCAGAGGACAAGATAATCGCTTCCCTATTTAAAAAACAAGACATTTATTTATGAACCTAGAAGAGAACGAAGAGTTCTGCATCCCCTCGGAGATGGTGGAAAAAATCTACGAGCTGTCAGGAGGAGTGGACAAGTATAAAGGGGTAATAATGGCGGTTTCTTCTGAAAATGGTAAGCCTTTAATATATTGCAAATTTGATTGCGGCATGACAGAGTTTGCCCTAATGAAGGCCCTTGAAAACCATTTGACAATTCCTCCAGAGATGAGAGAAATGAGAGACGAAGAGCGATGATTTATAATTTTGAATTAGAAAAACAATTGTTGGCAGGCTTGATTAAAGAGCCCGACACCTTAGCGGAGATATCCAATTTCATTGGCACTTCGGATTTTTATTCCAAGCAAAGCTCCCTCCACTCCACTATTTTTAGGATTGTTAAACAAGCCATAGATGCAGGAGATGAGATTGATGAGGTTATTATAGCCCAGAGGGTTAATGATGTTGGGTTGTCATTTGAAGACAATTTAAATCCCTCTGATTACATCAAGTCCTTGGCTTTGCGGAAGGTGCCGAAAGGGAACACTCTTAAAACCGCAAAAGAATTAAAGAAGTATTCCATTAGGCGCGAAATCTTAGAGTCATCTCAGGATATCGCCAAGAAGATGAAGAACATGCCTCCTGAGGCATCTTATCGAGCCATTATTGAGGCCGCTGACAACACCTATAACTCACGGATTAACCTCTACGAGATTGGTAACGATACTCCCGCAAACATTTACGAAGAGATGGAAGCTCTTGTCGAGGAGCGTGGCAATAACCCCCTCACTGAGTTTGGCATGATGGGTCCACATCCCAAAGTAAACGACATCTACGGCTCTCTGCTTCGCGCTGGTAACATAACTGTGATTGTTGCTCGTTCTGGCGTTGGTAAAACTCAATTTTGCATGGATTATTCCACCAAGGTGAGCTTACAGTATGATGTCCCTGTGCTCCATTTTGATAATGGCGAGATGAGCAAAGAAGAGCTTATCATGCGCCAGTGTGCGGCTCTCTCTGGTGTGTCTATGCATTTATTAGAGAGTGGGAAATGGAGACAAGCGGGCGAAGAGGTAGTGGAAAAAGTTCGGGCTGTTTGGCCTAAGGTGAAGAATTTAAAATTCTATTATTATAACGTAGGCGGCATGGATGTAGACTCAATGGTTAATACCCTCAAGCGTTTTTATTATGCTAGGGTAGGTCGCGGCAATCCGATGGTGTTCTCCTTTGATTATATAAAGACAACTTCCGAGAACATCGCCAATAAGTCAGAGTGGCAAGTGGTGGGAGAAATGGTGGACAAGTTCAAAAAATGTGTTCAGAAAGAGGTTCTCCATGATGGCAATCCCATCATCCCAATGATTACCTCTGTTCAGTCTAACAGGTATGGAATTACCAACAACCGAAACTCTCAGAACATTGTGGATGACGAGTCTATTGTTTCTCTTTCAGATCGTATTACTCAATTTTGTTCTCATATGTTTATTTTAAGAAACAAGACCACTGACGAGATGGAGACTGAAGGGGGCCGATTTGGTACCCACAAACTAATCAATGTTAAATCTCGACACTTGGGTAGCGACATTGCTGGTGCGGTTGAGCCTGTTAGTATTGGAGACGCCCTCCGTAAAAATTCTATAAACTTAGAATTTAATAATTTTAATATCGTAGAAAGGGGAGACTTAAGAGATATAGCTCGAATGCTTAATGGAGAGGAGGAGTTAGATAACAATGGAGTCCAAGAAACAATCCCAGATTTCGATCAGTTCTGAAGACTTCCAAGGCATTCTAGAGTCGATAGGATATAATTTGATTGACTGTGGAGATCACTGGAGGGCACAAGCCGTATATCGAGACGGGGACAATGAAACCGCCGTAAAGATTTACAAGAACACGGGAGTTTGGATGGATTTCGTGACAAACACTGGGTCCAAACCTTTCGAAGCCTTAGTTAAACTCACCCTTAAAGATGAGAAGCAATCAGCGGAGCTTCTCGGGGGCAACAAACTAGAAGTCATCCCCTACACCCCCAAAGAAACAATAGAAATGGAAAGAATTTATTCCCCATCAGTGCTAGAGCGACTTTTTCCCAATTATCGCTTTTATGAGAAAAGAAAAA